GCGGTAAAGGGTCACAACGTGCCGCCCAAGGATTACCGAATGCAGTTTCCACAATATGCAACGGAGTATCCGCCTGTCGGGCCTCCGTCGGGTCCATTCATCAATGAAGACAAGCTGAAAAAGTATCTAGGTCAAGGTTTGTCCGAGGAGGCTGCTACTGCCAAGGCGCAGTATTTTGAGAAGCTACGAACGCCGCAAGAAGACGAGTTTATGAGAGCGCGCAAGAAGGTGTGGGGCGACATGCAGAAGCAGGGATACGTTCCCTTTTTCAATCCCGTCGATCGATATCACGTCGATCCCACAGATTATCCGCCGACAGCTGACACCATGCAGGTAACAGACAAGGTTCGCGCGACCAACATGGCCAAGGTAGATACGCCGGAGGCAAGAGCCGCTCTGCAAGCCGGGTTTGAGCGTGGCAAGTCGATGCCAAACACCGAGAACTGGTATGCAATGGGGCAGCTCGAGCAGGCCTTTATTGATGAGCTGGGACCGGTTGCAGGCAAGCAGGCATTCCAGGACAGGTTTGCCGGATCGATGGCGGCATCAACCGGAGGTGCAGATCCAACGTCCAATTTCTTGACTGCGATGTATGGAAATTTCCTGCGCGAGCGCGGCAAGGATGTTCCTCAAATTGCCAACCAGCACCCGTCTCCGATCGGTGGCAGGTTTATTCAGGGCAACGTCGATATGCAGCAGAAGATGATAGACGCCGGCGGCAATTCTTATCTCGGCGGTGACTTTCCCAAGCGACACAATTTCAGCCAGAACTTCACTGGCAACCAGGGCGTCGGAACCATCGACGAGCAAATGATGGGCGGGTTTACCGGACACCTTGATAAGCCATTGACGATGCCGCCTCCTGGCCATTACGGCCTCTATGAGCAGGTACTTCGTGACGAGGCGGCGAAGGCCGGCATGACGCCGCAGGAATATCAGGCCATTACTTGGTCTGGCCTCAAGAACATGAGTACGCCGACGTATACGCGCGGGAAATCAATGATTGAACACGTCAACGACAGTATTGAGCGCACGGCCAGGCTGACCGGTTTAACTCCAGAAGAAGTGGTGAAGCAGGGCATCATTCGTTCTAAGATACCGCTGTACGCGCTTGCTAGCGGCATGGCCGTTCCTGCTGCCATGGGCAGTCTCGCAAGACAATCCAATCAACCAGAGGAGAGAATGTAATGGCCCAGAGCGCAGTTACTGTTACCAACGAGAACCCGACACCTCCGACGAACATCTCGTCGATCGGGCTGACGCCACCCAATCCCACCAACTACCTGGCGGCGGTATACGGCCCGCCTCCGACGTTGCCGCCATTCTTCGACGACGGCATTGCGGCGCCGTCCGGCAGCTACAACGAGACGGGATCTCCGCTGGTTCCGCTGGGGACGGTGACGACGTTTGCCGCGGCGCATGCCCTGGTGTCCGACAGCACCGGCAAGACCAGCGCGGCTCCGGAAGGCGCCGGCAACGAGACGCTATTTACGCAAAGCTACAATCCCGCGGTCCTGGTCCCTATTCCGCTAAAGACGGTAGGCTGCGGTCCGGCGCTGACGGTAGGTGTGCTGCCGTCTCCCAATCAGCTCGCCGGCTCGAGCCTGTCGCCGGCGACCAACCCGGCGCTGACCTCGATCACGCCTGGCTCGACGGTATCGGGCGTCGGCAATACGACGCTGACGGCCACCGGCACCAACTTCACGCCGCAGAGCGTGGTCTATGTCAACGGCGTGGCACAGACGACGGTATTCGCCTCGTCGACGTCGCTGACCTGCGCATCCGTTGCCAAGAAGACGTCGGCTGGTCCCTGGCCGGTGACGGTGGTCACGGCTGGAGCCGTCTCCACTGCGCCACAGACCTGGACGTTCACATGAGCATCCGGAGCATCAACGAGCCAGACAGCGGTCATCTATGGATGGTTTTGCCGGCGTCCATCAACGAGCCGCCGAGTGTCGACATGCCGGATCCGCCGGGCATTGCTTCGATCGAACCGACGAGCGTGGCGCTGGGCGCGCCCAGTTTCACGCTGGTGGTGACGGGAACTGGTTTCTATGCCGGCAGCGTCATCGTGTTTGCCGGCCAGGACGAGCCGACGACGCTGGAAGCGGACGGGACGCTGTCGACCGGCGTCAACATGGACATGTGGCTGGGCGCCGACACGGTGCCTTGCCAGGTGCGCAACTTCAACGTGGTGTCAAACACGGTCGACTTCACGTTTACGGCCACTGCCGGGACGAGGTCGACAGGCCATGCGCATCATGCGCATACGGTCGACCCCGACGAGCTGGAGGACGAGATCGAGCAGGCCGAGGAGGAAGGCGATTTCAAGCCGATGCACAAGGCCAAGTCGGCTCATGGCGCGAGCAAGAGGAAGAAGTAGAGATGGGCATGGCAGTGGTGACGGTGGCGAGTGGCGGCCTGCCGGTGATCGATGTCACGGCGACCAAGCCAGGCCTGGGCATGCCGGTAACGGAAAGTGCCGCGGGCGCGACTGGGTCCAAGCTGGGCACTGCCGTCACCAAAGTGACGGTTGGCGGCATCGCCGTGACCTATGTGGCCGCGCCATTGTGAGGAAGCATGGTTGAGCTGGTTGAGGTCGAGCCAGGTGTGTGGCGGGTGAAGCGCGCGGAGCGCAGGCTGGCGCGATCGGATCTGCCGCGGCCTTACGTCATTTCCGACATCATGGACCCCTTGGAGCAGGTCGACGGCAAGTTCTACACCAGCAAGCGCCAGTTCCGCGCGGTGGGCCGCGCCAATGGGCTAACCGAGGTGGGCAATGAGAAGCAAAAGCCCAAGGTTCGCGAGAGCATTGCGACGGCTGGCAAGCGCCGTGAGGCGCTGGGCAAGGCCATTGGCCAGTATCGAGCGGGCCGAAGGGTAGAAGCGGGAGGATAGAATGCCAAGCAAGTCAGCCAAGCAACGCCGCACCATGGCGGCAGCGGCGCACAACCCGGCCTTTGCGAAAAAGGTGGGTATTCCGGTCAAGGTGGCGAGGGAGTTCAACCGCGCCGACGCCGCCAAGGCGAAGCGCGGCAAGAAATAATACGGTCAATCTGACCGTATAAATCAGGAGCATTGCCATGTCGGACGTAACCGTCGCGCCTAACGCTACCCCTACGCCATCAAACGAGGTTCCGGTCAATGTCGACCAGGGCGCCATTCCCTCGCCGGTGGGATCGCAGGCTCCCCAGCGGGATGGCCTAAATGAGCGCCAGCAGGCCATTCAGCGCGCCTTTGACCGCGCCAATGAGAGGTCGCACGATCCAAGCAAGCAGCCGAGGCCGGCGCAAAGGGCGGCGCCGCCCAAGCCCGCAGAGGCCAAGGAAGGGCACAATCAACCGCCGGCACCGACCGAGAAATTCGATCTGAAGAAGCGCCCCGTGGAAGACCAGCCGCGGGATCGTGGCAGGTTTGCGCCGAGACAGGCGGATAATGCGCCGGAAAATGCGCCGCGGAATGCGCCTAATGCGCCGCGAAATTCGCCTAATGCGCCGACGAATATGCGAAATGCGCCCGGAAATGCGCCGACAAATGCGCCGACAAATGCGCAACCCGTGCGCCAGCTCCCGGACAATGCTCCGTATCGCAACCCGCCGCCGCGCATGGCTGAACACGCCAAGCGGGACTGGCATGCCACGCCGGCCACGATCCGCGGCGAGATCAACCGGATGCACCAGGAGTTCGGGTCTGCCTACAACCAGTATCGCGGCGACTATGAAACCATGAACAGCATCCGGCCATTCCATCAGTTGGCCACCCAGCACGGCACCACGCTGCAGAAGGCGCTCACGAATTATGTCGGGATGGAAACCAAGCTGCGAACGGACCTTATCGGGGGCCTCGATACGATTATCAACAATCTGAACCTGCGAACGCCCGACGGCCAGCAGATCGGGCTGCGCGATGTCGCCTACCATATTCTCAATATGTCGCCGGACCAGCACCGGCTGACCCAGGCGCAGAACGCCCAGAGCGCCCTGCACCACCAAATCGGCCAGCTGCATCAGACTGTCAATGTGCTTGCACAAAACCAGCAACGGATGCAGTTTACCGAGCAGTTTCGTGAAACCAAGGGCAACGTCGATCGGTACGCCGAGGCGCATCCCAGGCTTGACGAGCTAGCGGACCTGATCGAGCAAGAGATCAATCTGGGTTTCAACCTGGACACCGCTTACAAAAGGGCCACCTTGCTGCGGCCAACCCAGGCGGCTCAGACCCGCGCCCCGTCGGCTCAGACCCGATCACCCGACAAGTCTATCCATGGCTCGCCCAGCGTGGCTCCCTCAAACGGAGCGTTGCGGAGGCCGGGAAAGCAAGTCGGTCGCCGCGAGGCCATTCAGAATGCAATCAACCGCATGAATGGTTCGCTTTGATCTAGTCAGTTCACGGGAGAGGCATAATGCCGAATATCCAGACTAACTCTGCCTACCAGCAGATCTTATCGATGGCGCTGGAGGATCGCTCCAGTTCCTATCAAGACCTTGTCTCCAACAACAACGCCATGCTCGCCGTGCTTCGGCGCAAGGGACTATGGCAGACCTACTCAGGGCCGCGCATCAGGCAGACCCTGCAGATCAGCAAGCAGTCGGCGCAATGGTACGCCGGCTACGATCAACTGCTCAATCCCGCCATCGACCTGTTCAACGACGCCTTCTACGATCCTAAAATGATAGTGGTGCCAGTGATCCTGTCGATGCAGGAAATTTTGAACAACCAGGGCGACAGCCAGCTCATGGATGTTCTCGACGCCTACATGGCAGCCGCCGAGCGGGCGCTCGAGGATGCCATGGACAGCGGCATCTACAGCGACGGCACCGCCAACGGCAACAAGCAGATCACGGGTGTCAAGGCCGCGATCCCGCAGGTAACGAACTCCGGCACCTATGGCGGAATCGACCGCGGCAGCGCCGTCATTTGGCGGACATCCTCTTACGACGCGCAGTCGGCGTTCGCGTCGATCGGAACCCAGGTCACTGCGACGACGGTCCGTCCGTATCTGAACCAGATCATGATCAAGCAGTCTCGCGGCAAGCAGTATGCGGATTTGCTGATCATGTCTCCGGAACACTACTCCGCTTACGATGCGGCGACCGTAGCAATCCAGCGCCAGACCAACGAGACATCGCTGGGCAAGCTGGGCTTCACGGCGCTGGAATATATCGGCGGCGGCAAGCGGGCCGAGATCGTGCTGGACGGCGGGATCGGGTCCAACATGGATGCCAATACAACCCTTGGTATCAACACCGATAGCTTCCGCATTCGCTATCACCCCGATCGCAACTTCGACCGGGTGTTCGATGGCGACGGCATGATGCCGATCGACAAAGACGCCATTGCCCAGTTTATCGGCTGGATGGGCGAGTTGACCATGACTAACCCCTTGTTTAATTGGAGGTTCTGGGACTCCAACCCGGCCACCTAGTTCGGCTGGGTTTCCGCTGGAATGGCCGGGCACGCCCGGGCACGCCCGGGCACGCCAACGTGTAGAACTGTTGCACCAATTCTTCCACGAAGGCGTGCCCGGTTACGTTTAATTCAACTGGAGAGTGAATATGCAAAAAGACCCGGACGCTGCAACGATAGCCGTGTTCAAAGTGTTGGCGGTCAAGAACGATGCCAAGTCGCTTGCCGCGGGACGACCGATCTACGACGACAAGGAAGTGTGCGAGATCCGCGGCGCGGGATCGCGCAATGTTGGCGTCTACTATGCCACCCAGATGTCGCACTGGATTGACGATCCCGAGACAGGCGAGCAGCGCCCACTGACATATGCCGAGAGGTTCTCGCGACAGTATCGCCAGTTCAAGGAGCGCCAGGTGCAGACTACGTCGGGCACTCCGCTCGAGCATGCGACCTTCCTGACCGAGGGGCGCCGCGCGGAGCTGCGGGCGCTGAACATCTACACTGTCGAGGCCCTGGCGGCGATCGACGGCCAGGAGCTGAAGAACATTGGCCAGGGTGGCCGCGAGCTGAAGAACAAGGCGCAGGAATTTATCGAGGACAGTCTGAAGACGGCGCCCAACATGCAGCTGCAGGCCGAGTTGGAAACCCTGCGGGCGCGCAATCAGCTGCTCGAGGAGGACATGGAGCGCAACAAGTCCGCGCAGAACGCCGAAGGCGAATTTGCCGATATGTCGCTCGACCAGTTGCGCGAGTACATCGCGATCAACTCCGGCAAGCCTCCGCTGGGTACGCTTAATCGTCAGTCGTTGATCCGGCTGGCGAAGATCTCGCGACCGGAGAAGGTTGCATGACGCTGTTGTCGGTAGTGAAGGATGTCTGCGCGACGGTGGGTGTGACTATCCCAACGTCGGTATTCTCCAACATTGCCGCCAACCGCACCGCGCAGGAGATGTTGTCGGTCGCCAACGAGATGGCGCAGCGCATTGCCTACGATACCAGAGACTGGACCCGGCTGAAGAAGGTCAATGTCTTTACCGGGGACAATCTAACCATGGCCTTCGATATGCCGGCCAACTACAAGCGCATGTTGCTGTCATCGAATGTCTGGCTGTCTTCGTCTGCAATCCATCCAATGCGATTTGTGCCTGATCTCGACGACTGGATACAACGTCGCGCTCTCAACCGTTTCGATCCCTGGGGGGAGTGGACGCTTGTCGGCGGCCAGATGCTGTTATTCCCCGCGATGGGGTCAGGCATTACGGCGACCTTTGCCTACCTCGATAAAAATTGTGTGGCACTGACGTCGGGTGGATACGGCGATCTTTTTTTGAACGACGGCGACAGCTTCGCGCTCGACGAGCGCATTTTGAAGCTGGGAATGATTTGGCAGTGGAAGGCGCAGAAGGGATCGCCCTACGCCGAGGACATGGGGACATATGAAGACGCCATTGCGATGGTGAGCGGAGCCGATAGTCCGGCGCCGATCCTTGTCGGTCGCGCACCGATTTCCGATTTGGCCACGGCGAGCATTGCGTATCCGTATCCGGTCCCAGTGCCATGAGCAATCGTCAGGGGTTCCGAAGACAACCGGTGTCGATGCAGGCGGCGCAGGTGC